GCTCGTGCTGATCGTTTTCTCTGTCGCTGCTGTCGCGGTGAGAAACGGGTCCGGGCAAAGAATGGAGACCGGCAATTCCTGCGCGGGCTGGTCGAAATCTCCGGGCATGTCCTCGACGTAGCCTTCCGCGGTGCAATCCCTGGCGCCGGTCTGTATGCGTAGCCGCACAAACTTGGAAACGTTGAAAACCTTATACAATTCGAGGCGCGCTGCTTCTGCGCTTCGTCCTGCCGGCCAAATATGCAGGATTATGTTTCTGTTGTTGACCTTGCTGGCGTTGTACAGGCTCCCGTTCTTGCTGGCCAGCTCTGCCGTGTATATTGTGCCCGGCGGAGGGTTCAATCCCTCCGCCGTAGCTCGAAACAGAGAATTTTGTGTGACCTGCAAGCTATTATTATATGCGTTTGTAGCTGTTATTTTAAGCATTTGCCGCCTCCCTCCGCATGGTTCCCTTCATCATCTCGGCCAGCCGCTGGGTGTCGCGGTAAATGCCGAGCCGGTTCAACGGCTCCGGGCTGTTGATGGTCTGGTTGAATGCGTTATTGATTACGGTTCCGCCGCTGCCGCTGCCTGCGCCTTCTGCCTGCAAGGCGGCGCGCATGTCTGCTGCCACTGCGGAGATCCATGCGCGGTTCTCGGAAAGCGGGACCACGGCCTCGGTGCCGTTTCCTTCAAGCAGGCCGACCTGGCCCTTTTTCAAAATACCGCCGCGCGCTAATTTTGGAATTTCCGGCAGGTTTATGCTCTTTCCGCCTACGCCCGGGACCCAGTCCGGGATCTTGATCTTGTTTACTGTCCGAATAAACGAATTTAGCCCGTCAATCAAAAAGTTTATAGGCGCCTTTACAATGTCGGAAACGCTGGACCAGATGTTTTTTATGGTCTCTTTTGCGCCCTCGAAAACCTTTTTGAAAAAGTCCCCTACGGGCTCGAAAACGCCTTTTATTCCGTCCCAGATCCCCTGGAAAAAGCCGACAACCTTATCCCAGAGGCCCTTTATCGCGTCCCATGCGCCCTCAAAGTCTCCGGATAAAACCTTCTTTACAACCTCGAAAACGGTCTTTATTCCTTCCCAGATCAGCTTAAAGTAATTGACTACTGTGTCCCAAACGAATTTTATATAGTTCCAGGCCGTCTGGAAAATCATTTTAAAGTAATCCGCAACAACCGAAAAAACGAATTTAATTCCTTCCCAAATTGCCGCAAAATAGCCGCTTACGGTGTCCCAGACCGCCTTTATGCCGTCCCATGCTGCTGAAAAGAACGCCACTATTCCGTCAAGGATCGCGCCGACGGTTTCCTTTATGGCTTCCCACATGCCTATGAAAAAGTTGCGGAAAGCCTCGGACTTGTTCCAAAGCACTACAAACGCCGCTACAAGGGCCGCTATTGCTGCAATAATGAGGCCGATTGGGTTTGCGCTCATGGCGGTATTGAGTAGCCACTGCGCAACCGTTGCGCCCTCCTGCGCGGCCTTAAATGCTTTAAAAGCCTTTACGAGGGACATAATAACGTTTGCAACCTTTAACGCCGCAAGCCCTGCGGCAATTCCGGAAAGCGTCGCGAGGATGGCTGTCCGGTTCTTGGTGATCCATTCAATGGCTGTTTTTATCGCCGGGATGATGTCCTCTCTTAGCGTCTCGCCGATGCTCTTTATGGCCTTTTCAATCTCCGGGCCGTATTCCGTCAACAGCTCGCCGGTTGTCTGGGCGAGGTCCGTCTTCAAGCCCTGGACGGCCAGCTTCAACTTGTCCGGCGCGTCCTGCGTCTCCTCGAATGTCCGCTCTACGGCGCCGCCGGATTCTTTTACTGCCTTTGCGAAATCGTCAAACGCAAAACGCCCGGACGAGATCGCGTCCGCAAGCTCCGGGCCTGCCTTGTTTCCGAATGCATCAATTGCGATCTGCGCGGCCTTGCTTTCGTCTCCTGCGTTCTTGATGGCGGCGATGGTCGCCTGGAGCTCCGCTCCTGCGTCCTTGCCTTCCTTTTGCCACTTGCCGGCTGCTTTCGTCAATCCGGCGAGGGCTGCTTCCGTGTTTACGCCGGAAAGCTCAAACTGTGCGAATAGCGCGATAACGTCTTCAATATCAAGGCCGAGGGCCCTGGTCTGCGCGCCGTATTTCGTCAGGCCGTCTGCTACTTTGTCAACGGAAACGCCGCTTTTCTGAGCTGCTACGGTCAAGGCGTCGAGGATCTGCTGATAATTGCTCGCGTCCATGCCCGCCGCTGCCAGCGCCTTGCTTACGTCCTGGACCGCGCCCTGGGCGTCGGCTCCTGTTACGTCCGCAAACTTCAAGAAGGCCACGGCTGCGTCCTCGAGCTCTGTTCCGGTATAACCGAACCGGGTGTTTAACTCGGCGATAGCCTTGGCCATGTCTCCGCTGTCCGCCAGGATGCGCTTGGAAACGTTCGCGAAGCTGTCCTCGAGATCCTTTGCCGCTGCTCCTGTGGCGCCGGTCATCTTGATGATGGTGTCGGTGCCCTCGTCGAATTCCTGCCATGCGTCAATGGCTGCTTTGCCGAGGTCCTTTAAACCGGACACCACCGCCTTGATCGCGGTTGCTGCAAGATCGGCGAGGACTCCCTTCATGACCGTGAAACCGTCGCTTGCGGTGTCGGCGTCCTTGCCGGCGTCCTTTACGGCATCGCCCAGGTCTTCCGCTGCGTCCTCGCCTTCCTCCATGCCGTTCGTGGCGGCGTCGAGCTTCTTCTCGTATGTCGCAAGCTCGGCGGCCGTCTTGTTGACCGCTGCCTGCTGGTTCGCGATCTTTATGCGCATGTTGTCCGCTGCCGCGCTGTTCTCGCCCTGCTCTTTTACGATGATTTCAAGCTCTTTTTTGTAGTTGTCGAGGATGGTGTTCTGCGCCTTGTAGACCTTGTTTAATTGGTCGAGCTTCTTCTGGATTCCGTCTGCGCTGTCGGCCATAAAATCCATGGCGCTGCTGGCTGCCTTAAATTCCGCGTTAGCCAGCTTTATGTTCCGGTTCGCCTCCTGGATGTTTTTCTTAAAGTCCGAAATGTCGGCTTTGAATTTTGTTGTGACGGTATTGTCGGGCATGCTGCGCCTCCCTTAGAACCAATTATCGCCCGCGGGCTTCCGGATCACCTGCGGCTTGTTTTTGTGTTTTGCTTGGTGTTTCAGGTATCGGGTCAAAGCGATGTAAACGTCGAAAAACTCGCGGGCCCTCTCCCGGCGGAGCTGAAACGGTGAAAGCCCGAAATGCTCCGCCGCGGAAAATACCAAATCATACAAAATTACGCGGGCCGGCCGGTTGTCCGGGATTCCGCCGGCCTGTCTCAGTTTCCCTGCTTCATCAGCTTCATCGTGCCTACTGCTTCGCGGGCGATGTCAATGAAAAGCGGGACCAGCTCCTTTGTTTTCGTTCTCCGCAATTCCTCGGGCGTTACGTCCGGGAAAACGTCGCGCAAGATCGGCGCGACCTGGTCGAAACCGCGGACGGCCATGGTGGCGAGCTCCTTCTCGTTTCCGCTGTTGATCTTGTCAATGTCAAAAATTGCGATTACGTCCTGCAAGGTCCCGAGCATCAAGTCGTAGCCCTCGGCCGTGTATGTCTTTTCAATCTCCTGTTTGTTGTCTGCTTTGTAGATGTTCAGTTTCAAAATGCCCATTTTTCTCTGCTCCGTTTCTCTGTTTCGTTTATAGTTTGGAAAACGCGGCGGCCGTGTGACCGCCGCGCTCCATGGGGGAAATTATCGAGAATAATGCCGGCGTTTGCCTGCCTTATGCTCCTGCGGCTACGGTGACCGCGCAGGTCGCCGTCTTGCCGCCGTCAACTGTCGTCACGGTGATTGTCGCGCTTCCCTCGGCGAGGGGTGTTACCTTGCCGACGCCGTCAACGATGGCCACGTTCGCGTCGCTCGTGCTCCAGTTGATGTTCTGGTTGGTTGCGTCTACCGGTGCAATTGTTGCCACCAGCGTCGTGCTTGCGCCGCCTGCGGTCATGCTCAGCGTGCTCTGGTCAAGGGTAACGCCGGTCACGCGCTTCGCTCCGCTCGCCTGGATGCTGTCCGGCGTCTGGATGGCGCTGAAAAAGTCGTCGAAATCAACAAGGCCGAAGCGCTCGTCGACCACGATTCCCTTGGCGGATGCTGCCTGCCACTGGCCGTTCTCGTAGCGGCCTTTTGTGAATTCGTGCTCCGTCATGATGCCGGTGAATGTGATCTGCGTGTTCGTGGTGTCGGTTCCGTCGTTCTCCGTCTGGTTGTCTTCCTCGGGAATGCTGAAACTTCCGCGAAGGCGGGAAACATACCTATATTTCCCGTCGGTTCCCTTGGTCCGGTACATGATCGCGAAATATGCGTTTTCGCGCGGTCCGTCGATCAGCATGCCGGTTGCTGCGTCCCATGCTTTGCCGGTGATATCTGCTAAAATATCAAGCTCCGGCGGGGCCATGGTGATGGTGATGGTGTCGGCGCTCTCGCTCGCGACCACAATCATCGGCTTGTTGTCGTAGTAGTGCGCCTCGCTGCTGCTATCGGTGGACTTTGCCACTTCTGCAACGGGCGAGAGGCGTTTCGGCGTGTCGGCGATGTAGCCTGCGGCGTCGTCCTGGATAATTCTCGCGTAGTAAAGATTGTCTACTCCGCGGAATTCAAAAACATCAGCCATTTGCGTTTCCTCCTGCTTATTGTAGTGTTTTGAGATATGTTATACGAATTCCGCGCCCTGTGTGCGTGATCTCGTCGCTCGCTACGTCGTGACCACGGTCGGGCGTTTGCCATCCGGCTGCTTTGAACGCGTCCCGCGCTGCTGCCGTCAAGCTGTAAACCGTCGCCGGGCTCGTCGAATAGGCGTTTACGTCAAACGGCCAGACCACTGTCGCGGTCGTGTTGCTGTATGCCGTGGTTTCGTATTCGGTGCCGGCCCAAAAGGTCAGAAACGTGTCCGGATAGCTGTCCGCCTCGCCGAGCGATCCCTGCCGGAAAATAGGGATTTCCGCTGCCGGTGTGTCGGCCGTTATGATGCCGGCCTCCAAAAGTACGGCGGTTAAAATCGCCATCAGCTCGTCTTCCATGCTGCCCTCCTCGTTTCACTTCAGTGCTCGTTCTATTGCTGTCTTGAAAATGTCCGCTTGTTTCTTCTTGATCTCCTGCTGCGTCGCGTTGCCGTAGACGGCATTGTACAGCTGCCGGTCCGCCTGGGTGCCGGGGTGTTCCCTGGCTCCCGCTTTCACGGCTCCTCCGTATTGGTTGCGCGGTGCGTGCCTGGGCGTGCCGTACATCAGGAAAATCGAAGGCATGCCGCCGTTTTTAAGATCAAAACCGACGTCAATGCTTGCCGTGTTCCCTTGCCATGTAACCTGCTGGCCCTCTATAATAGACCGCTCTACTCTTCCGGACTTTCTGTGCTTTGCCATCGCGGTGTGTAATTCCGGGTTTATTTTTGCCGGGATGAATGACAGCGCTTCCTCTGCAACCTCCCGGAGATCTCCTCCGAAATCCTGCAATTTTTCGGCCAGCTCTGCTACTCCGTCAAAATTTAGCCCGTATTTTTTAGCCATCACGCGCCTCCTGAAACCTTCCGAACCTTGCAGACCAGGTACTGGTTCCGCATCTCTATGTTCTCCGGGCTGCCCATCACCTCGTAGTCGGTGCCGGCGAGGCTGCTTCCGTCCGTCGGGAAAATCCGCAAGCGGACGGCCGCTGTCAGGGCCGGGTCGAACCAGGTCTCGACGGTCGCCGTGTCAATCAGCGAATAAACGCCGTCGACGGTGCTCTCCGTTCCTCCGAAACTCCGGAAAGAACAGAACCGCGTTGTGGGCTCCTCCGTGTATGTCTTGGTTCGGACTCCCTTGGTGACCGTTATCGTCGGGATTAAAATGCGAAATGGTACCGCATACGGTGTGTGAGGTTTGTACATGCTCCGCCTCCTCCTAACTCTGCAGCGCCGCCTGGATGGCTCGCTTCATGAAATAGTCGGACAGGGTGCCGTCTCCTGCTCCGTATGCCCAAAGATCGGCGACACCGCGTGCTATAAGTCCGGGGGTCATGTTCCGCTCCGCTACTCCTGCGCCGGCCAGGAATGCCTGAACCTCTGCTATATACTGCAGGATTGCTGCGTCCTGGTATGTCCCGCCGATATTCAGCGCGGCCTTTACCGCGTCGAGGGTCGGGTTGCTGGGTGTCGGCTCCGGGGTTGGTTCCGGTGTCGGTGTCGGCTCCGGGTCGCTTGTCGGTGTCGTTCCGCCGTTGATGATCTCGTCGCTCATGGTGTCGCCTCCTCGTTGCTGCTACTTAAAAACCGACCTTTGCGATCGTCACGTCGCCGCTCGAAAGAGTAGCGGTGTAAAGCGTTGCGCCGTCGGCTGCTACGGTCGCGCCGAGCGTGGTCACTGCGGTGCCCTGGACTTTGAAGCCTTCGTAGTCGAAAGCGGGCACAAAATAGACCGTCATGCTGGAAACGCCGGACGCAAAATCAAAGGACTTTACGGGCTCCGCCGCGATCTTGTTGCCGCTGCCGCTGGAAACTACAAACACGCCGGGCTCGGCTGCCTGTACGTCGCTGACCGTCGTTCCGGCCAGCTTCATAATGTTGCCGTAAAGGGTCAAAAGGTCGACCTTCGTTACGGGAACAATTCTTTTTTCGTTGATCATCGTTTTTTCCTCCTGCTAAAAATTGTATTTTAGGACGGCAGATCTGCTGCGGCCCACTTGCCTTCCGCGTTTACGGTGAGAACCTGTCCCGCGTTCGTTGCGGTTACTGCCGGGAGCTCCGTCGGTACATCGGCGGGTTTCCACTTGCTAGAAACAACGGTGAGGACCTTGCCGTTTCCGCTGGCTGCTGGCAGGGTCGCTCCTGCGACCGCTGCGGCTGCCTGTGCAATCATCGCGAGGACGTCGGCGTTCGTCGCGTCCGCCGGGATGGCTGTTGCTCCGCCGAGGGCGGTGTAAATGGCTTTCAATGCCTCGAGGTTAGTCATGGCGGGTTCCTCCTCTCGTCATCAGGTCGTCTTCTTGATCAGATAGAAGCCGGCCGGGTTCAGGGTCTTGCCGTCGACAACGGTCAGGGCCTTGTCGACCCACTCGTTCGTCTCCTGGTCAAAATACCGGATCATCGTAAAACCGAAGTTTTCGTTGATCATGTACTGGTCGGGCTGCCAATATACGCCGATGATGTCGTTCGCGTTCGCGGTGTCGAAATCCGGCAGAATGTCGGGCTCAACCAGCGAAATCTCGCGGCCAAAGAAACGCCCGCGCGGGTATTCAATGTCACCGTCGTCAACAACGAGGCCCGTTGCCTGATAAAACACCGGGTTGTTGTTGTCGTCGCTCATGGTCTCGAGGTAGGTCTCAACCGTGGACGCCGCAAAAATGAATTCGCCGCTGCGGTAGCCGAGAGGCAACTGTGCGAAAAAGTTTTTACGCCAGTCCTTCCAATTGCTCATGTTTGCTGCGGTCATCGAGATCGTGTGGCCCGCCTGGCCGGTCACTCTGGTATCGTTCAAAATACCGAGCGGCGCGCCGTTGCCGGAACCTTTCACGATGGCGGTGTCCATCGCCTGCAGGTACGCGATGGCGATGATCTTGGTCAGCTCTGCCTCAAACGCGGAAAGCGTCAAAAGGGAAGCAAGCCAGGTCGTAGCGATGCGAAGCTCGCACTGGTTGTATTCAAAGGTAATACTTCCCAACTGGCCGACCTTCTGTCTCGGGCTGACTGTGTCTTCCGTGATCCAACGGAAAGACGCCGCAAGGCTGCCCACCGGGATCTTTACGCCGCCGGGTACGCTGGTTTTTCTTACCTTGTTGTACAGGTTGCCGTAGCGCTTGCGGACGGTGTTGATGACCTCGTTCATGATCGTCATCGGGATAGCTGCGCCGGTGTCGGCGGTGCTGTTCGCGTTGCCTGCGCGGAATTCTGCGGGGATCTCCACTCCGCGGGTAACGTATGCGCGGAAAGCCTCGCGGTACTCCGCGGACTCCAGCGGGTTGCCGTCTCTCTGGGCGGCCGAAGTATTAAAGGACTGCGCGCCTGCGTTCACGAGGGTCGCGTTCGCCGGGATTTCCTGCTCCTGTGCGGATGCAAGGCTGGCGCGGATTTCCTGCTCCTCTGCCTTCAATGTCGAAAGCTGGCGAGTCAGGTCGCGGACTTCTGCTGCGTCCGTGGACGCCTCTGCGCGTGCGGTGATGTCGGAGATCTGTGCGGCAATTGCTGCAAGTCTCTTTTCGAGAACCTTTCTCATTTGGTTTTTCCTCCTGCTTTGATGTAGTCAAATTTTGCTTTTGCAAGCGCTAACGCCTGCGCCGCTGCCGTGTCTGCGGCTGCGGATGTTTCCTTTGCCCTCTGCTCGCGCGCGCTCTCCAGCGTTTGCCGGGCGCTCTCCAGCGCCTCGTTGCTTCTGGCGTATATCTCAGTTGTTGGGTATGCGGGGAAAGTAACCGCCGAAACCTCAACAACACGCGAGATCGCTGTCACGTGCCGGGTCGGGTGCTCGCTCTCGAGATCCTCCCAGGCCTCTCCGTCAACAAAAAACATAAAACTCATTCCGGATATGTCTCCGCGCTTGACTGCGCTGTCAAGTGCCGCGGCGTCCGCGTTGTTCTTGATGTCAATGCGGGCCGTTATATCAAGCCCGTTTTCGTTCCGCTGCAGCTGCATCGTGCTGTTAATGTTATTGTTCCTGCTGCGGGCGAGCGGGATCTTGCTCAGGTCGTGGTTTACCAAAAAACGGACGTCCGTCAAGTCGGTGTTGTCAAGCGCGCCGGCGTCGATGATCTCGTCAAACCAGCCGAGGTCCGTCCGGGTGCCGTAAACGATCGGGCGGCCGGTGATGATGCTCTCGCTCTCCCGGTCGGCGTTGTCGGTCGCTCTTACTTCGCAGAGGTAGCTCCTCCGTTCTGCTGTCTTGTCCTTGTCCATGTCGTGCCTCCTGTTAGTCAATAGTTTTTTGTTCGTCGATGATGTCGATGTTCTCCGTGGCGCCGGTCTGGTACTGCGTCGCGTTGTTGGCGTCGATCCAGTTCAGGCTCATGTAGCGCTTGCCCTCCAATTCCGGCAACGGCCGCAAGCCGAGGGCCACTCGCTTCTCGTTCTCAAACATGGCGCCGGTCGGTGCCAGTGCGTTTATTGCTTCAAGCGTCTGCGAAATACTCAGGAAAATGAGGTCTTTCGGGTAAAACTCTATTTTGTTTCCGAATGCCTTTTCTCGCTCCGTAAACAGCTTTTTGCTGAATGCCTGGCTATACGACAATATCAACGGCTCGAGGGTCTTCTGGTAGAATGCCTCATATTGGTCTTTCGTAAAATCTCCCGTTAAGATCGGCAGGGGCACTCCCCAATTCCGGAGGATTTTCTCGTCGATAAATTTCAGCGTGTTCTCGTCTACCAGCTCGCCCTTGTGTTCGATTGGTGTGTATTCGGTTTTCAGGTCAATCGGCAAAATGCCGCTTTCGTTGTTTTCGAGCCGCTTCTGGAATGCTTCAAGGTTCCGGGCCATCTGCCCGTCGTCGGTTACGGTGTTATATTTCACAATGCCGTTCACCGCATAGCTGGCTTTCATTCCCTTGGCTACGCCCTGCAGGAGGTCGTGGTTCAGTTCAAGGGTTTTTAAAATTGCCGTGTGGTCCGGCTGCCCGTCGCGTCCGCCTCCCATAAATTCCGAAACGGAAAAATTATATTTGAGGTGTATCACGTCCCGGTAGTCGATCGTTGTCTGGTAGCCGCTCGAAAATGTAAAGGTTACAAAAAGGCGGCCCGCTGTGTCTTCTACGAAGTCAACGGTCAGCGGCTGGATTGGATAAAGCGCGGTATATTGCCGGCGCTCCTCTCCGGTCTTCTCGTCGGTCCATGTGTAGTACGTCGGAATTATAAATGCGTTATAGTTCAGCAATAATAGCCAGCTGACCTTCTCTATGAATTCCGATGTGGTCATGGTCGGGTTCGGGTTATCAAGTATTTTCTGCAGGGTCCTGTCTTTCGCCGGCGCCGGGTCTGCTCCCTTCTTCACGATGTGCGTCGGCCTTAGCTTCTTCAATTCGTCAACAATGCATTTCACCGCCTGCTGGACGACGTCGCTCGCGTAAATGTCTGTACCGAATTGCGTATAAAAAGCCGACCAGCCGTTTAGGGTCATCACCTGCTTTTTGTCTTTCGGTCCGCGTCGGAAAATGTCAAGAATTCCCATTTTGTTCTGTTCCTCCCTTAGCTCCGCGGCCGGCAAGGTTCCGCAGGTCGCTCTTGTATCTCCTGTAAAGCTCAAACAACGAAACAAGCGTCACGGCGCCGTCGATCTTCTTGTCGTTGCTGGGTTTTATCACTAACGCCTGCCGGCGGTCGTTTAGCTTGAGGCAAGCGTTGCCAAAGCACCACCGGTCCACCGGGTTTTCGTTGTAGTTTATATTCCGGCTTTTCAGCTCCGCCTCAACCAGGTTTATAGCGTTGTTCAATGTCTCCGCGTTCTGCTGGATCATCTCTATATCGCCGTATTTTGCGGACCATCCGTATGTCTCCATGGCTGCGATCCACTCTTTCGCGAACCTCTGGTCGTAGCCGCATTTGTATAGCTTGATTCCCTGCTGCTTCTGCAACGTATAAAACCACTCGGCAACCTGGGCGAGGTCCGTTTCGTTTCCCTCGCAAACGGTTACGAGGCCGGCCTTTGCCCACTCGCGGTATTTTGCGCCGGCGTTGTGGTCGTCGTTCTCCGGGTCGAGCTTGCTTTCCGGGATAAAATACTGCGTCAAGATGTATTTTGTCCGAAGATCTGCGGAAAGCACCAGGGCCTTCGCGCAGGTCAGGTCGGTTGTCTCGGCGAGGTCAACGTGTCCGATGCAAAAACTGCCGCGCAGCTCCTCCGGGTCGAATGTCGCCTTGTAGTCGAAATCTTCAAGCGCCAGCCAGGTCTGGGCTCCGTTTTGCTTTATATTAAAATCTTTTGTTAAAACAAAAATTCGGTCCGCCTTGCTGGTCTTCGCCAGCTCGACCTGCTCCTCCAAATAGTCCCGCCGTTTTATTATGCCGAGGGTCGGGTTGCTCTTCTGCCATGTCGCCGGGTCTGTAAATACTTCTTGCTCGCTGTCCTGCGTGTATAACCACGGCAACGTTCGGAAGGCTGCGGGGCTGTCGTCTTCTCCTGCTATGATTGCCCGGTCCTTCTTCAGCTCCTCGTCAAGAAAACCGCCGTTTTTGAACCCCTCAGTTGAAATAATTATCAATTTCGGGTTTTCCTTGATGGACTGGCTCTGTTCAATGCTCTTTATTATCTCGTTCGTGAGCATCTCGTGTACTTCGTCGGCGATGGCCCAGTCAATGTTCCGGCCCTCTTTGTTCCGGGTGCGGTCCGAAAGTTTAAAAATTTTGCTGTTGCTGCTCCTGTTTAGAATGAACCGCTGGTTCCGTTTGGTGTCCAGGTCCTCCGGGTCGTAAAGGTTCCGCATCGTGTCGATCGCGTCGTAAACGATGGACGCCTGGTTGTCGTCGTTGCTGCTACAAACAAGATCGGCGCCGGGCGGGCCCACTATAAATTCCGCGTTCCCGAGGCCGCTGCATAGCTCGCTTTTCGTGTTCTTCCGGGCGATCAACAATAGCGCCCGTTTGAACCTGTCTATGTTTTTTCCGCTCCTCCACTCGCGCGCAAGTTTGAAGCTATAAAGGGCTTCTATAAAAGCCTTCTGCCAAAGCATCAGGAGCATGGGCTTCCCGTAAAACGGGCTTTTCGTTAGCCGGATGCAATTCTCCATAAAATCCATGCGGAGCCTTGCGTCGTCGGTGTTGTATATGCACTCATCGTTGTGGGCTATGTCGTCGGCAAGGTTCCGCAGCTCCTGGTAAAGCTCCGCGCCAACGATGATCTTCCCGGCTTCAATTTCGGCTTTGTATAATAACAGGCTGCTGTTGTCTGGCGTCCACTCCATGTGCTTTCTTTCTCTGTTCGGCTGCGGCCGCGCTTCCCGATTTCATAGCCGCATTTGATTTTCTTTCGCCGAAGCGGCCGGCGCGGGTTGTCCGCCGGCTGCGCAGATTAACCGAAACAATTATTTTTCTGTTCTGGCCTTCAACCATGCCCGGAGGGGGCTCTCCGCCTCCTCTTCCTTCAAGTCTCCGCACAACTTCAAAAATAACTTTAATGTGTTGTTGTACTGCTGGAGGAGCTCCTTGTACTGCCGGGCCGCCGGTGTGCTCTTCTGGCGCTCCGGGTTTTTCGGATCAATCCGCAAAAACGGAAGCCGCCGCAATTCCTGGAGCCTCTGCTCCAGGAAGTCGATATCTTCTGCAAGCTCGCGGGCCTTCTCTTCCTCGCCGTTCGCTGCTGCAATTTTCAAAAGCTCCGCCGCGCGCTCCGTCATGTCGTTCTCCCTTTATGCCGATTTCGTGTATTGCAAGGTAAAAACAAAAATATATCCTTGCCAGGAGCCGCTTGGCACACTGACCTCTATGTTTGTTACCTTTACGCTAACGCGGCCCATTGATCCGTCTTTTGATGGCAAGTTTTCGCCGTATGGTACAACCTCCGAGTGATTCATTATTCCGTGAAAAAGTATTACCGTTTCCATGTTTGAAATATTGTGCGGAATTGTATATTTTCCGCCGCTCGGGTTGCCTGTTACTTGATATTTAATTGTTTTTTGGTATATCGTTTTTCCGTCAATCCACTTTTGCCCTGTGATCTGTTCGGTCTCGGAATAATCAATCCCGCCGCCACCTCCGGCCGGGATGTCGTAAATTGTTGCGCCGACCTGTAACTTATTCAGCGTGTCCGTCGCTGCTCCTGCCGGGTTCGCGATGACGGTTGTTCCTCCGCCTCCGCCGCCTCCTGCGTTCTCCATGATCGTCGTCTGCGTCCAGTGGGCCGGCGTCCATGCCTCCGGGCTGCTGATCGCGCTTATGCACTTGTATAGTGTGCCTTCGTAAATTACGAAATCTCCGACCGCGTATGTCGCCGCGCTGCTGTATTCTGCAGCCGTGTTATTGCTGGCGGTGAAAAGATAGCCGACGGCCTTGTCGGCTCCTGTATATGTTGCCATGCTCCGCCTCCGTTATTTGACAAGCCGTATATTTCTAAAACCCGGGGCGCCATCGATTCCGTCCAGGATTATGTAGTCGATATACGGCAGACTCGAAATATTAACCTCGCGGGTGGTCCAGTCTATGTTTTTCTCTTCTGTTGAAATAACTTTGTTCATTGTTCCGTTTACTACTGCTCCGCAACCTATGGCCGACAAATTATAGTCAGGCTGTCCTATTCCCGTTCCATTGTCTTTTACTTGCTTCGCTTCAAACACTAATTTTTTAAAACCAGTCAGCCGTTTTATCGGTATATAAAAAAATATGTTTGTTTGGCCTATTGGTTGCCCTGTCGTGCTCGGGCCGATGCCGTGTGTTCCTTGCTTTGTAAAATATCCGTTTGTTTTGTAAAATGGTTCTGCATAATGTGCGCCGTTCAACAAAATGAAAGACGAATTATAAAATTCTGAAAGTGTCGAAATATCCGGCACTTCGCCGTTAGGTGTCGCAGCAACCGAAAATTTTATAATTATGTTTTCAATTCCGTCCAGCATGGCTTCCTCGGTCATCTTGTCCGGATCGAGTCCGTCTGCCAAAACGCCCGGAGCCCACTGGCCGTTTGTAAACAGCGGCATTTGCGTGTACTGTTCGCCGCTGCTCTTTGCTGCAAGTAAAAACGCACTTAAAATCTGCATAAGGCTTAGCCCGCCGCCGGCTGCTGCCAGCGTGACCGTCATCTCGTGGTTGCCCTTGCTTAAATTCTCGAAAAGATAGTCTATTTTTAAAACCTGGCGGCCGTCTCTGTATGTCTTTAACAACGTGCCGACCGCGTTCCCGTCGAGGGCGATGCTGGCGGTCAGAAGGAGGTCTCCGTATGTGCTTCCGGTGACCGTCGTCTCCGCCAGGAATTGTATTTCTGCAAGCATCGCGGTGCGCGCGTCTTCATCGTCGCATGAGATCTCAAACGTGAGGACCGTGTTGCTGCTCCCGTCGGCGATGTCCGCCTGGCTGATCGCGCTCGGGAGGATGTAGTCTATTGTTTGCATGGAAAATGTCTGCAGCTGCTCCTGCAAACTTGTTATTTGCTGCTGCAGGCTCTGGCTTCCGTCCATGCGGTACTCGTTCGCGGTCTCCGTCTCGTTTAAAGCTGCGCCGGCATCGACGTCAATCGCTGCCGGGAATGTGAGCGTTATGGTCTCCGCGTCGGTTCCGTTCTTGGAGAGGGTCACGGTCGTGGCTCCGCCGAAATTCCAAATCATGCGCGGGATCTCGACGGTGTTCCGGGTTCCCGGTGTGATCGTCTCGGTCGTGCTGGCGTCTCCTGCCGCGATGGTCAGTTCCTGGTTCGCGGTGTTGTCGGCGTCGATAACAATTTCAATTGTGTTTCCGTCGTATTCCTCGCCGCGCAAGAGCAGCGCGTTCAGGTCGGCGTCCGTGTAAATTGTATTTTTCATCTTGTTTCCGGCCCTTTTTGATTCTTTCGCTTCCGGTGCTGGTCTTTGTGATCATCTCCGCCGTTTTTTAATTTTTTGCGGCTCGAAATTTCAAAATCTTGTTTTTTCGTTTTCTGCAAAAATTAAGGTCTCCCCAACAGTCCCCAAAGCCTCCAAAGATCAACCGACCGGGGGGGTGTATCGGTCGAACCAGTCGGCGATGTACTCGGTCCACTCGTCTTTTTTTCGCTGCTCGTCGGCTTCAAGCCGCCGCAGGCATTCCTCCTGTGTTGCCTCAACGTAAACAAGCGAGGCGCCTATGTCCTGCGCCAGCCGCTCCCGCTCCGCCGTGTTCGGGTAGCCGCCTATGATGTACGCCTTGACCCATTTGCCGGCTCTGTGCTTTACCATG